TATAAATATAAGAGAAAAATTGAAAAGCGTAATATTTATTGGTTAAGCAAAACCATTACAAACTCCTACTCTCTTTTTTCATAAATCAGTCATTGGGCGAACTATACTGCTCAAGTTTCATAACGAGCCGATAGTTCTTTTCCTCAAGCTCCTGTATTTTCTTCTTTAGAAGCAGATTGTCCCGTTTCAGTTGGCGGTTCTCCCGCTCCAGTTTGTCTGTGTTCTTCGCTTTCATTGCATCAAATACCATGCTTCTTGTAATTTTTGTTGTCTTGCATTAAGAAGGTCTTGAAGCTTAGCTATCCGTTTCCTAATGTCTGCTTTTTCTGCTTCGGTAGGTTTCCTCTGGCCTTGATAACCTATACCGCCGTTATTGTAAATGTTTATCCATTCTTTCGCCCATGATGGTTCCATGTATTGTATAGGACCATCAGGCACACCTATCAGGAATTCAGGCTTTTTGCTCTTCGCTTTCATCGTCTTTCGGCACTTTGATTCTTCTACCGTCAATGATATTCCACCCACGGGCTTTTGCGTGCTTGGCACAATACCAAACGGATTCGTGGTCTGTATCGAGGATTAGCTCGCCACAATCGTATCAATAGTGCATCCCTTCTGCCAACGTGATTCTCATACTGTTTTTGGTCGGTTATGGTGCTCGTGATTTTGGCACCAACGGGCACCACAAATATCGCATCGCCTATCGTGCTTTTGGAGACACTCTTTGCCGCCACAAATTGGACATCGGTGCTCAATCTTTATGTCGTTGCGAATGCCGTATTTCTTCAACTCTTTGCTGTTGAGTTGGCGTTGGAGAGTGATTTTGATAGAGCTGTAATTGTGGCGGTTCCAATAGTAAACGCCTTCTTCGTCATCAATCAGCCTGTCTTTAGGGCCAATGTCTCTGCCACTGTGTCGCCATTCACCGTGCGAAGGAACGTAGTATTCGCCATTGACTACAATCCAAGTAGGCGGGTCGTCACGGTTGACTTTCCACGCTTTGTAATTACGGCCGAAAAACTTCATCGTCTTAGTCTCAGGCGGAATGAAGTGAACAATTTTCTTCCAATGAAGGCCGTCAATCTCTATAATGTCCGATTCGGCCTTTTTGGCTTTTACTTCAAACCAAGTGCCTTTGAGCTTGAGAAGCTGGTGATAGTCACCCAAAATTCGCATAGTCTTGGCTTGTTCCTCTTCCCGGCGTTTCTTCTCATTGACCTGCTTTGGTCTGTGAAAGCAAAGAGCCTTGGTTTTGGGATGAACGTAAAAAACTTGTCCATATCCATTGCGATAATCTTCAATGCTCTTTTCATTGCCATTGTAAGACCAGTTGTCGTAAAACCAAACTTTGCCATCTTTCTCAAAGGTATTGAGAATCACCGTCTGAGCAATTCGTTCGCGGGTTTTGTGTGCTTCGGGCACCCATTCCAAGTGAACGAATTCAGAGAAAACTTCGTTCCAGTCAGTTCCAACCCGCGACATTAGGAAGCGGTGAACTTTGTTGTAGGGATAGTCAGACCCCCAGTAGTGCCTATGCCCATCAGGAAGGCGAACAACATCACGGCTGGGAAGTTCTTCTACAACTTCGGGGGACTCATTTGCCAGATTTTTCATCAACAATTACATAGTATCAGGTTTTCGTTTTTCGTCAAGCCTTCTCCACGCCTTTAGCAAAATTTCATAATTCAAACCAGGCATTTCCATCTCAAATGGCATAGGTGCCGGTTCAAGATCTGGCTCTGGTCCTAACACTATAGGTATAGTCGGGCTGTTGATTAGGTCATTGAGGCGATTACGCCACCACCTTTGGGAACGCAACCGCCCGTCAATCGTTATCTTACTCCAAAGCTTGTGGTGCAGAACCCACACTAAGAAGCCAATAGAGTCAAGGCTATTAGGTTGCATAACAGGTGAAGCGTATTGTCATGGATAATGTAAAGCCACATCGTAATGAAAAACAGCCGTGGCTTTCCATATTTTTCCATTTCTGGGTCATTCACCATAGGCTTCAGCGAATTATATGGAGAATCGTCATAATAGCCCGTGGTATCACAATACCCAAATGCTGGATAACCATTGGGGAAATGGTTGCGGCACCAAACCAACCGCCTAAGAATGAAATGCCATCGGTCAAGAATGAAATGAGTGACGCCTATGAACAACAGAGCTTTCCACGATAGAGTCAGTATGGTGAAGCAGGCGGTATAAACCAGAACATGGACTAAGCAGTTGAACGATTTCTTGCTCTTGTTCATTGCCATCCAGTCGGATTGTAGCCAAAAGTCGCCTACGAAGTGACAAAGCAGAAACATTATTGGATAATATAACACGTTCATACAAACTTAATTGATTTTTTGTTTAACCAATCAAAGGAAATTGTAAACAATCCACAACCGAACTGAAAACGAGCATGTCCGTTATATTTATTTACATAAGGCCAGCAAAATCCCTTTGGATGAAGCAACGTGAAAATGAATCGTTTTTCATATCCGTTAGCTGTGCCATAAGGAAACTCTAAACAAAACAAGCAATTATTACAATTACCTTTACCATAGTAATCAGGTATTTTCAACTCAAATTGTTTGATTAACAGATACATTGTAGAAATTATACCACTGGTTATTAGTTAGTCAAGCCTCAGAGTTCGCCTATTGTAGTTGTGCCCGGTGGCGAAGGCAATCTTACAGTCGTCGGTATGGTAGGCGTATCTTCGTTAGTTTGCTGACATGCTACCCAATTATCCGCTATCTGTTGGGCAGTGTTGGGAGCACTCTGAATGCCTCCTATATTTATGGTGCTATAGAATTGTGGATTGATAGTTGTGTTAACATACTGTATGTTGGCATTAGGCGTAACACTATTTGTCACAACAGAAAATTCTGTCAAATCAAAGTCTGATATTCGCGGGTTGAAAGGGCCTGACTCAATCGTAACGGACCTTGGATAGCCTTCTTTCTTTGGAGTAGGCGACTTCTTCAACGCCTCCATTATCTCATTGAACTTAGGCAATTCAGTAGTAGGAATGGAAAAGCCTTTCTCCATGTATTTTTTCAGGTGAACCGCCGTAGCTACGGAGTCGCGGACGTTGTTGAAGCGTATTACCCTGCGCCTAACGTCCTCAAGGGCTGTGTCGCCTACAACGATACGTTCGCCATCGAACCCAAACTGACAAGCGGTGAAATCAAACCCATCAAGCAGTTCCTCTATCCTGCTCCAGAACCTAAAAGAAACGAATTGGACAGCGATTGTTTTGTTGTATTCCTTATCGCAAATGTGAAATTGGTAAGTCGTGTTATATTTGTTCTTAGTTTCGCCTACAACGTGATAGCAATAGGGGATTGAGTTCATCACCCTTTTATGCCGTTCAAGCTGTTCAGCGTCTCTAAAAAAGAAATCTATGTCGTGAGCAATAGGCCAGTCCTCTATAGCCTTCCACACAGAGCCGCCAGCCAACCAAGGGCCGTCTGGCTCTGGCCGCGGTAGGCGTCTCAGGACTCTACATAGCTCGGAGTCCTGATTGATAACATTCTGGAATAGCTCAGTTCTCACTTTACGACTTTGAAATAGAATCTGCCGAACAGATTGGAAACTACTCCAACAACGAGATTGGTTTTTGGCTTAGACCAACCGTTCACAAAAAGCGTATTCATGTATGTGCCGTTAACGTCTGTATTTAGCTTCAATATGAAATAATTGGTTTCGCCGGGAGAAAGTGTAATCGTGGATGGCGTAACACTGATAGGCGAAGTGAAGCTAGGCGAATCGTCATATAGCATCCTTGCGGTGAATGTTACCGGCTCTTTTTTGTAGCCGTAAACCATGTAAGTTTTCTCAATGTCCCCCGCCAAAGAGGCGATGCAGGATAGAGCCAATAATGCAACTGCGATTTGTTTTTTCATGCTTTTAGTTTTTTCTCCAAAATTTCAGTGACAATCCGAATATCGGCCTTGCCCTTGGTCATTTTCATAGCTACACCTTTCAGGTGGTTGATTGAGTTAGTTTTGCCTTTCTTGTAATCATCAATACTTTTTTGATTTTCTTTGAGAATTGTATCGCAAAGAGCTTCAAGCTCCGATTGGTTGCTGTTGACAACGTATGGGTAAATTGTAGTAAGTTCTATCCAAGTCAACTTGTCAGCGAAATACTTCTCCACAGTCGATTGAATGTATTTCCAAGGGTATTCGTATTGCCCACACTCTCTAACGAATTCGCTGAATTCCTCAAGGTTGAAGCCTTCACAGAAAAAGTTGAACATTTCTTCACGAGTGGCGAATTTGGAAGTCAATAACTGAACAATGATTTTGCTAGTAAGTGTGGGAAAACACCTAATCCAAAGCGAACGTTCAAAGAGAATATCGAACATCGGATAGGAAATGAAATGCCCTTCATCATTTCTTTCAGGGATAAACCACCAATCAATGTCCTCTGGCGGTAATCCGTATTCATCACGAAAACGCCATTTCTGATAAAGAGGCAAGGCACCCTCAGCCTTGAAACAAGACGTAGCGGCAGCTTTCCATCCTTCACCAATCAAAATGAACTGAGACGGCGGATGTGCCCACATTTGATGAATTCGCAGCAACCTTTTGTCCAGTATTTCTATCACAGAATAAGTCTAACAGATTTTTATAGAATGTCAAGCCGCCAGTTCAAAAATGCCCAATCGTCCACGGCAAGGATAAAAGGGTAATACCTTTGCGTTACGCAACACAAAACCATAAAATCCTTTTTCAAACCAATCGCTATCACTGTGCTTTACGCAGTCAATTATTTCTACTTCGCCTATAATACCGCCAGTGTAATCATAGATAGCCTTAACAAAACCAGCACCTAACATCTGCTTTGCCAGTTCCATTCCCTTCTTGTCAACCTTCTGGGCAGCGTGGACAAGCACCTTCCCCCTATAGGGCGTAATCCAAGAGCGGTTCTCAATGTCTTTTATGCCTGCCACAATAAGGCTCGCAAATGGCTGACGAATACTAATACATTTCATGTTTTTCCTTCCAATGATGTTCTCTATGGCAATTAGCACAGAGCAATACACATTTCATTATTTCTGTTTCTATTGTTTCCCATTTCCTACACCAAATCTTTTTTATGGCAGAGTCCTTTTCCATAGGATCTTTGTGGTGAAAATCTAAAGCACCAGTACATTTATTATATCTACATTTGACGCATTTACCACCTAATATTTCAATAGCACGTAACCTATTCTTTACTTTTCTCTTTACGTCATCAACTCTACCTTGTTTTTTCCATATTTTTGATGGACATTTCCAATATTCTCTATTATTTTTAGAAAAATTATTTCTACATTCTAACGAACAAAAATGAAACTTATTAGAAAAAGCATCAGGCATTATGTAAATATCATTTTTACAAAAATCACATTTGACATTTTTGCCTCTTCGTTTCTTGAAATTGGCACATTTATGGCATAACCTATTTTCTCTGGTTGCTACATCATACATCCATTTAGATGAATAATACAAATCTTTTTTACACTTAACACAATTTCTTTTCCATTTCTTTTTGCTTATAATATTTTCGCATTCTATCTTCATTGATTTGTTTTTTGTTTCGTTGGTAATATTCTCTTCGCCAACGTCGTTTTGCGTTAAGTTGCTCATCATATGTTTTGTATTTTAGTTTTCTGCCCATATGATATAAGTATATTACTCCAATCAAAAAACTCCAACAAATTACAAAATAACTATATTACATTCGCCTAAACTTTTTCCCTCTCCGTTGTCTTGATAAATCAAAGTTTGCTTATTGTATTTTCTTTTCTCTAAAACATCTGTTTTTATTAGTGGCGATGGAATACAATATCCCCAGTCCTCTCCATTATCTCCAGAAATGTGAAAATAAAGTTCTTTCTCAGGACATAGTTTCTTTAGTTTGTCAATCCACTCTTTTGTTTTCATATTTTTTTTCGCTTACAATTTGTTTTTTATATTTATCTCCATGAGTAACTATAACACATTACATATAAGCACCAACGACAAGAACCTATTGGATCAAGCAAAGGCTCTGTGTCAGAACTATGGATACGCTTGGCCAGATACGCTATCTAAAACCAATCCGAATTCATGGATAAAAATAGACCTAGTTACAAAAAAAGTATCAGTAGTTTCTAATCTTAGAGGCGCTGATAATAAATCCTTTACAGCAGTTGACCTATCAGGCGTAATCCCACATCTGAATAAAGCACCTGTTGATTATGCTTTGAATGCTCCAGTGGCACCTGTTCCAGCACCGCTACCGCCACCACCAGCACCAAAAACATCAATCCCAGCAACACCAAGGCCAGCCGCTGTCGTTCCAGCTAAACAGCCAGTAAAGGCACCAGTAAAGGCTCCAGTGAAGCCAACCACTCCAGTAGCCCCAGTAGGCAAACCGCCAGTGAAGCCTCCTGTAGTGCCGCCTAACACGGTAAAACAAACTCCGCCAACTCCAATTAAGCCACAACAAAAAGCAAAAGGCGACGGTCTTACGCTAACAGTTCCAACATACTAATCTTCGGAAGGCTCTACGTCTTTCAAACTATTGCTTTGTTGGTTCATTATGTCGTTTATGAGCTGTAGTCGAATCTGTGGCTCATAACCGCCAACAGGGCCCATTATTTTCAATGTGTCCTTAGCTATGTCCACCAGCATAAGTAATTGCTTTTCGCTTATTTTCATTTTTCGATTCCGGTTCCATAAAATACTCTTTTCATTGCCACTATGTTTGTGAGTTGTGCAACGCCTTGTTCATTGCCTTCAATTTCAATGAACGGAATCTTATTCTGTTTCAAAAAGCTCTTTACCGTTCCATCAACGCCTGCTGCCTGTGACTTCGTATGAAGCCGACCATTGGGGTTGTAGTCTTTCCTTCTGACTACTAGCACATTCAGATTGTTACATTTAGCGGTTTCCTCAAAGACAAGCTTCTTTAGTGTTGCTCTCTTTTCGCCATCATAGATGGGCGTAAGGAATAACGGGCTATCGGTGATAACTACCTGAACTTGTCCCAATAAGCGAAAGATTCTGTGATGTTGTTTGCCAAAGATATAGACCTGATTCTCAAAGGTTTTATTCCTTTTCTCCCAGACCAAATCTTTAGCATACTCGGCCGCCAGCTCACAATCAATGCCCATCCATTTCAACTTAGAGAACAGAGAGGCAGCCATCGTTGACTTACCTGCGCCGGGTCCACCGAGCAAGTTTACAACGAGCGTATTCTTATACCGTGGCTGACTTTTTGCGAGCTTCTTCGAGCCTTTTCCATCTTTCGTTCGCCCACTTTTCACGTCGCCGTCTATTTGCTTCGTCTTTTTTGACTTGTTTCCAAATGCCATTTAGTTCCTTTCCGCCATGAGGCGTAAAATCTGCTTTACAACTGTGTCTGCTACAAAAGGTGCGTATCCATCCTTTACGATTTCTGCCAACAGATTCGTCCATTCTGCCACATTCTTCACAAACGTAGTAAGAAAGATTTTCAGCTTGGTCAACAAGCCCTCTGGTGTAATCATCGCCACCATCAGTATAGAAGCGAAGTCCAGCAAACTTTTCCTTGACCTGTGCTGCTACTACTTGTGGGCACCTTGTAGTGCCGGGAGGTGGCGTTTCGTATTGACCACTGCCGTCATTCTTGGCCACCCATTGAGGATTATCAATGTAGCCTTGGAGTTGACTACAGAGAGAGTCAAGCAGGGAGAACCAGCCATTTCCGACTGCAAGGCCCCAGTGAAGGCATGACTCCATTTCCGATTTGTTTCTATCACAAAAAATCTTAGGATATTTCTGGCAGAGGTATTTATCTAATAGCGGGTGCATTATCTTGGCCCTGTGCTGTTGGTAACGTCAACGTTAGCTTCAACGTTTTTTCGTATGGCCGCAACAATGCTTGACTTTAGTGCTGCTGGATCAAACTTTGTATCGGTGTAAAAATTGAAATCATCAAGCACCGCTAACACATCGTTGGCGGCAGCCTCATAATTTGCTTGTGATTGTGTAGTTGAAGAAATTGTATTCATGGTGGAATTATACCACCATGAACCACTTAGTCAACTTTTTATAGAAGTCGTTTTGTGTAGTGTTTTCGCCTATCATCTAATAAAACTTCTTCTTTATCATATCTATCTTGACAGAAATCTACTACTTTCTGGCAAATAGAAACAAAATATTTTTCATTGAAAATGTTTTTTATCCTATTCACATCCTTATGTATCCACTGAATATTTTCTATTGTATAACCTTTTGTGGAGTCAATTCTATCTAAAGATGCTGTCCATTCTGTATCTGTTCCATACAGAGGAAGGCGAATATCCATTCCTGTCAAATTACATTTCCTATTTTGTTTAAGAAACATCTTGTAAGCATCCTCTCTGCTTACAAGATGTTTCATATTCCTTTTCTTTGCGTTCCATTTAATTTTATTCCAGAATACTTCGGGCAATTCTTCCTTATAAATATCCTTTGTGTGTTTGGCACAATAGACACATTTTGTGCTATATCCTTTTGTTAAATAATATGTCGGCACCTTTGACGTTCTACCACATTTACATTGGCACAACCAATATCTATTGCCTCTTTTATTAGGTAATTGTTTTAATACTGTCCAGTAATTAAATGATTTTCCTTCTAATTTAAAATCGTTTTCCATAAATGTACATAGTGCCCATTATAGGAAAAGAATTAAAAACTTAATGAATAGTGGCTATTTTTTATGGTGATCGCCACTAACGAATATGGATTTTTTATTCATTATAGCTAATACTTCGCTCGTGGATAAAGGTTTTGAAAAACCATCCCATCCAACATCTAAAATTTTAGATTGTAAATTATCAGCCTGTGAGAAAGGTAAGCCATAGTGAGAATGGCCACAAACCATTTTCGCACCATCGCTCATATGGTTAAATACGTGAACAGGATAATGTGAAACACAGAAGTAGTGGCCATCCACACTGATTTCAGCGTAGTTTCCAAGCAACACTACGTTCTTGTAGCGGAAAGGATAAACTTCAATTTCTTCTGCCGGAGTCCATCCGTCAAGGGGGGCAGAAAATGCTTCACTATTGGCCTTCAAAGCCTTATCAAGTTCCCTGCGATAGACTTTCCACAGCGGGTTGTTGTGGTTACCCCAAAGCATGAAGATGGTTTGACACTGAATTCTTGCTAACAAGCTGTTCAGGCCATTTTCCTCAGTGTTGAGACAAAAATCGCCAAGGTGGATAAGAATGTCGCCGGGGCGAACAATCTCATTGATTTTGTTGATAACAAAACTGGTATGCTCTTCGGAACTCTTGTGTCCTCTGACTTCATACACAAAATCTCTGTTGTGGTTTAGGTGGGTATCTGATACCCAGTAAACCTTCTGGTTGTCAGTTTGTTTGAGTTTTAGCACTCTATTCATTGTATCCGTTTCTGTAAGCCCTGTGCTTACTTCTATTTTTGTTTTTGTTAAATGGGTTTCGATAAGGCTTTTTCAACCTTTTATCGTTGCTACCTAATTGGTAGGCTTTTATGATGGCTTCAGACTCTTTGCTCATCTTCTATCTATGATACTACAACTACATAAAAAGTCAAGCCCTTGACATTTTATTTGTAATCGGTTATATTTATAGCTTCCAAAATAAAACCACTGGTGAAGTTTTTACTGGAACGCAATATCATTTTAGAAAAAACATAGCCTTGGTGGATATGTATGTAATCTTGTGACCGGAAAGCGAAAATCTCACAAAAATTGGATATTACTTGCTAAGTAATAATTCTCTCAATTTTAGGAAAACCTGAAAAGTAAGTTTGGTATCGTATTCAGCAGAATGACATTCGTTTTCATCCACCGGCACATCAAAGTATTTAGCGATGGAAGTCAAACTTCCACTTACAGACTCAGGAAACAAATCACAAGCCTTTAGGAATTGACATACCGCTGAGGTATCCAGCTTCCTGTAAGAAGTGAAAATTTCCCAAGTAGCCTTGTTCATCAGGTGATAGCAAATCCACTCAACGTCGCCGTAAACTCCGTGGCCAACGATAGTAGCTTTGTTACTAGCATTTTCAGTTCTTGTTCCACCTGACTGGGGAACGCCGATGCCAGTAATTGATTGAAGCCACTTGTAAAGCTTGGTGCCGGCTTCCTTGTAGGTAATCGCTTTGATATCGTGAACAACAAGGTCAATCTTGTTGACATTCATCGCTTCAGCACAAACCCGATAAATGCCGTCGTCTGGCTTCAAATACAGGTAAAGGTCGCCGATAACGTTAAAGGCGTCGTCTGTAGCCATCAAATAGAGGGTAAGTAGAGAATATTTCTCCCTTTCCAGACCGCCCATTTCATTATCTAAGAAAATATACATTAGCAAATATTACCACACAATAAAAAAAAGTCAAGCCTCATATTTTATTGCCGTTTCTACTTTTTTGTTTATACTTATATGTATGGGCAGAAAACTAATATACAAAACAAATGAAGAGCAACTTGAAGCCAGACGAAAAAGACAATTGCGGTATTACTACCGAAACAGCGAAATCCTCAAACGAAAGCGAATGGAAAGATACTGGAAAAATAAAAGAGAGAAAGCGAAGAAAGTATAGCAAAATAAACTTAAATTATTTTGAGGATATAGATACTGATGAAAAAGCATATTTTCTTGGTCTTTTAGCCTCTGACGGTAACATTTCAAAATATTCTATTAGAATATCTTTACAAGAAAAAGATGGATATATTTTAGAAAAATATTCAAACAGAATAGTAGGCGAAAATTGTATAAAACTATACAAAACTAATCACGGAACGACTACTAGTAATTTTAGAGTTACCAGCCGGAAAATGGTCAGCGATATAAGTAAATGGGGTATCCTACCAAACAAAACTTTTTATTTAGATATACCTATAGAGACATTCAGCGAAACTTTATTCAAGTCATTTTTATTAGGATTAACGGATGGTGATGGCTCTATATACTATAGCACCACTCACAAAAAATATACATATTTAACATATAAGCTTTGTTGTGTTGACCCTCTATGCTCGAAAATAATTAATCGCCTTCAATCTTATTTTTCAGACATTAAAATGCAAAATAATGTAATTCAATGTAATAATAATAAGCAAATTAAAGAAATTAGGATAGGAAAACAAAAAAGCGTTATTGACTTCCTTAGTTGGATTTATGATACAAAATTAGATATATTTTTACAAAGGAAAAAAGAAAAATATACCAACTTTATTCGTAATCTTCCCTAGCCCAAGCAACTATCACTGGAAAACGAGGAATACCATCTCCTGTGAGATTTTGAAAACGCACCGTAGCAGATTTTCCAATATAATCACTTTTATTTCTTAAAATCTCTTTATATTGGTCCTCATTACCACGAGCATTTGAGTCGAAAGTTTTTCCATTATCCATTTGAAGTTTAGCATATCCCATCATACCACTTCTATTGCCTATACCCTCAACAATATCAACAACCTTCGCTTCTATATCTGTAAACAATTTATATTTTAGTAAATTTTTACTCCTTTTATTTTCATAAAGACCATCAGGAGTATTTATCATAGCACCCTCAAATCCGTGTTGGAGCCATTCTTGTAGAGCCTTTTCTATTTCGGCTTCACTATAAACTAATTTATGAATACAAAGCCTAATCCATTTATTATCTCTGAAATTTTCAATAATTAGTTTTTTCAGGTTTTTATAGCGATTGGAAAAATCGCCACCAATAGACGGACAATCAAAAATCCAATATTGAAGTGCCTCAGCATCTTTTATATCCTCAGGAGAAGGTTTCGTTTTCTTAGCCAAAGAAATCAACTTCTCAAAATCGGCACTTAACGTATGCGTATAAATCTCACCATCCAAAATAAGATTTTTATCAGCAATAAAAAGCTTCTGTAATTCTTTACCAATATGGGGAAAAGAAATAAATCTTTTACCATTACGGGAAAAACAGCCATCCTTAGTGAATACACAGCGAACGCCGTCGAGTTTTGGACTAATCCAAACGCCTTTCGATAGATCTACCTTATCCTTATAATCCAACCACTTGTGAGCTAATACAGGCTGGAAATACTGAAAGCTATCAACGTCTTTGACGTTATCGAAATAGCCAGTCTCACGTTGCTTCTTGTATTTAGCTTTGACTTCCTTGGTGGCTTGGTCAACTGCCGTGGTTTCGTTAGCTTGTCCAACGTTCTTAGGGTCAGCAGTCGTCCACTCTGTAATAATAAATTGCCCACCTTGAGTTCCTGAATGTGTTCGGTATTGAGCATTATCTTGTTCCATAAACCACACTCTTATTTTGCCTTTAGTATCACGGCTATAAAGAGGTAGATATGTTCGTTTTACACTCAAATCGAAGAAATTATTCATATAAGAAATTGCGGGTGGAGATTGTGTAGTTGATTACTTTCCAATTTGACGCAAACGTTGATCTCCAATGCCTACATTTCGCCCCTTGCCATCAACAGTTCTGTTGCTGCTAGCAATATAACGAGCAACATTGTGTCCTTTGCCATCAAGCATCACACCATTGACTTGACGAGCAATTAGATGGCCTTTTCCGTCAATTATTGTTTTGTTTTTATCCATAATGTAATAATTATACTGCACCTTATCAAAAAGTCAAGCCCCCACCTTTGCTTCCTTTCAAAATAACTTTTAGTAGTTTATCAAGATTGAAAAGCATATCCATCAGTTGTTGCGATGAAGCGTTACCTTCCTTAGCTTCTTTTTCCCATTTCTCAAAAGTAAAACGAAGTGTCAAAAAATCGCAACCGCCATTTCCATTGATAGCCATATCAATATCCATCAACGCCTGTGATGGTTTAGACGGAATAAATTTGTCGTCTGCCATAAATTTATTTGTATTTGTTTAGAACGTTCGATATTGCCATGCTATATGTTTTTGCTACACTCTCACAGCTTTTGATTTGATAAAGCGTATCCTCTATGAACTTCTTATCTTCAGCACTAATCTGTTTAGATAAGTTATCTTCCAAGACAAGCGTATTCACTTCGGATACTTGAGTTTTGCCTTCTTGCCTTTGGCTATTATTGGAAGTGCTGTTGCCTATCACATAAATATTTTTGCTTTTATTTCTTCTGATACATAGATATTCACTTAGAATAAGTATCAGGTTTTTTCCATATCGGCAAGCTTCACGACTTGTAGCTCTGGTTTTTTCAAGCTGCAATGGAATGTAAAGGAACAATCAAACGTCCTTTGAGAAACTGAAATGATAAAGAAATGTTTGGACAAATCCGCTTCAAGTTCTTCCACCGTCTGAACTTCCGTATATTGCCCATAGTGACAGGCGTAGTATCTTCCGTTGTCCTTACACCTGAAGCCTTTCACCCTTGAAATAGGAATGTCAGCTATTGTCGTAACGGTGAATATGCCGAAATCAGGGTAGAGAAGCTTTTCGATTTGTTCATAGTAATGGCGTCTTTGTTTGATTGACAAATGCTGGAACACATTACACGACACCACCAAACCAAACTTGCTGGCAGCTATATTGGGGGGTAGGGTGGAGCCATCCTCTCCCACCTGATAGACGCCTGATACTTTAGGATAAACGTCAACGCCTGCGTAAACAAGCTTGGTTTCCTTTTCAACGTATTCCTTTAGCATACCATAACCGGCACCAATATCCAACAATGGCATACCTTGGCAATTCCTATACAAGAGAACATAACTGAGGGCATTCAGACTACAGGCCAAGCCAAAATTCTTCTCATTCACTGTCTGCTTTGTCTGTTCCTTTGTAACGCCAAAGGCAATGGCATCCTTAGCTAGTTCAGGGTTTTTCTCAATGTATTCCCAAAAGGAACAGCTATTGATATTATCGGGCGACAACAGGTCTATTTCTTGCTGGGTCAATCCACGTTTACTTACATCAATCTTGTAATCCATGTAGGATTTTAGGTCAAGGATTTTGTAATTGCCTTCAATGATTTCCTTGAACTGGTCTATTTGCGTTATCATAATTGTTTAATTTGTCGGTAAATAGCTGTTTGCGGTCCATGAGCCTCTTTAGATAGGGTAGTCCATACTTCTTCAACTTATCGGGCGGGTAATTCTCTATGCACCTATAGTAGCCTTCTATTTCAGCATCTAACCGCTGAATACAATGCTTCAACTCTGGTTTGGTCAGAGTGTCAATCTTCTTGAGTGCCTTATAGATTGTCATGTTTTATTTTTAATGGATTATTATTCAACTAATTTCCATTTATATTTTTCATACGCTTCTATGGTCCACGGATATAATTGCTTAGCAATTTCAAGCATTGCTTTTGCGTATTCTCTTATTTCCAATTGCGCATGTTCCTCAATACGAAGGCTAAAAAATCTTGTTAAATTGTTAAGGTCCCAGTTGGAATATATTTCAGTATAAAGATTTTGTGGAAGCAACATTCTAGCCATTTCTTTTGACACACCAATATCTAATAATTGTTTATATAATTGATATGATTTTTTACAGTGGTGAGATAAAGCTGATGATATATCAAAATAATCTACTAGAACGCCATCATAATTGTAAATAGGTATTTCTTTTTTGCTCAAATCTTCATCATTATTACTTCCTTGTTTATTTTTCGTATCTTGTTTTCGCCACTCTTTTGGAATATAAAACTCATCCACCATTTCAGTATATCTAGCAGATACTTGATTTAGTCGTTGGGTTCTATGCCTCACCATTTGTCCTTGGACAAATAAAGGCAATTTTATATTATACGTTATTGAAACTTGTTCAAAGGGCGAAGTATGTTTGTTCTTCCAAAGATATGCCAACAGCTTTTTATCTTGGTCGTCCCCTTTAGAGGGCGACTTGTAAGAAATCCTAGCTGCCTCACAGATTCTCTCATCACTGCCCATGTGGTCAATGTAACGGACATAGCCGTGGTCCAAAACGTTTACTGTATAGCCTTTTTCCATTATCTATTGTATCTAACTAACACTGGCCAATTCTTGTAAAAGGCTGTAGAGTGTAGAGTCTTGAAAGTCGTCAAGCGATGCCAACAGTAGAATGGCCATCGGTATAACGGTGATTATACAGAAAGCGAACAGCCCAAGGATTGCTATTTTCTTGTATTTCATCTACCCATATTATATATGACAAAGGGTAGAAGTCAAGCCCTCACCACGTAATCTTTTCGCCACGCATTTCTTGACCATCGCGTATGTCGCTAAGAACCGTGACAAATCCACGGTTCAAATACTCAGCAATCACATCGCCGTGGCACATAAGGGGCGCTTGCCATCTATCACTTCTTTCATATACTCTACCAAACACCCAATAGTGCAAAACATCAAGCTTTGAGTTTCATTGCTTATGTTGTTGCAGTGTTTACAGAGGATTTCACTTTTTCTGAGCGTTAGGTCAATAGAAACATTCCCAAAAGGAAGGCTTGAATTACCACAGTAATCGCATTCAACTATTTGCATCATATATTGCCTTTAATTTTTGCTGTTCTTCCCACTCCGCTGCAGCAATCTCAGACACCCGTTTGATAATAGGAGCCTTCGGTGCAGCGTATGTCCCGGCACTTGTGAACGAATTAATTTCCATCATCCAATAATTGCCGTCCATATCTTCAACAATGTCAATCGTAAAAACTGGGTCAGGATACCAGCCTACTTCCAAAATTTCCTTTACTAGCTTTGTAGCCCTCTCAGGAGCACTTGGGATATAGGTTCGCTGGTCGTTGTATTTGTATAGCGAGCACGCAAGGATTTCTTTGTCTTTAGTGCAGATGAACCGCCACTCACCACGAATGTTCTTCGGGCTTGACACAACAACAATATCGGTATCTTTGCTTTGACACTGAACAGCGTCAGCAAAGAACCTATCAAAGTCTTGAAGGTCCAATAGCCTACCTGTGAATTTCTTATCGCCTCCATCAGGTCGAATGTAAATCAAGGCATCCTTAGCAAAGGAAGCATACACCCACCACTTGTTAGCTTTCAATCCAGCGACAGACATAAAAATGTGCTTGTCATTGAACAAGAATTTTTGGAAGTGCGGCCAGTAGGCAGTACATAGGTAGTGGGGGTCCGTCATCCAACCAAGCGGGTATATAGATAGGGAGGACTTTAATTTACGAAATAATTGAATAGATCCCTGAAAAATACCGCATTCCTTTAATTGGACTACTTCCGGTTTTATCTCAAAATAATTTGTTATGTCCAACACGATACACTTAATACCCTGTTTACGTACTTCAGCTATCAAATCTTCGTATCCGTTGTCTCCGGTGAAATTTTCTACGATCCACGTACATTTCATAAAATTTTATTGTGCTTAATGAGATTATCTTTTGCCCATAAAGGTTGTAAATTAGAATAGTGAAAACATTTTTTCTGTTCTTCTATTTTAGATAAGTCAAATTTAGAACAAGGAATGATATGGTCAATATGCCATCCGTTAAATCCATAATTTTTCCAATTCATTCCATTTTGAAATTTTGACTCAAGAAATAATTTGAGTTCCTTAGCAGAGCATCCTATAAGGTCAACCGTACGATTACATTTTTTAATTCTTTTAAAATTTAAAGCACCACGTATTCTACCTCGCAAAATATAACTCAATTTAAAACAAATATCATCTTTCATTCTCTGTTTTATTTTTTCATTTATATGTTTTCTATTTTTCTTACCCCACCTTTTAGCATTTTCATTAAATTTATCTTTATTGCGAAGATAGTGTTCGTGTTGTGATTGTTTGTATTTTTCCAGATTATTGTCTTTATATTTTTCACTGTATCTTTGCCTTAAAATTGGATGTTGTTTAGCCCACTCCCCCGCACGTATAATACAACATTCTTTACATTTTAAATGACGATTGTAAAAATCATCTACATTCTTTTCTTTTTTGCATTGAATACAAATCTTTGTTTTCATTATTTATTTTCTCCAGTATGAGTTTCTCAACAAAACCGCTCATTTTATATCCGTATTTATTACAATAAGATTTTAACAAATCCCTTGTTTTTACAGATAATTGAATAGCGGTTTTGTCTTTTTTACTCATACTAATAAATATAAGAGAATATTAGAAAACATTAGATTTAATACATTTTATCAAACATTAGTTAGGCGTTTTGGCGACTGGCGTCGGCTCCGGCGTGAAACATACTCTTGGTGATCTACAGGTCTGCACTCTCTCTCCGTCCCACCAAGCCATGTGGGCGGTCCCGCCAACGACGGCGATCACGCGCAATGGTGGGCTGCCGCTATTCAGCCACACCGTTGCCCCCGGTCTTACGAATGCAGGGTTCATTGAACTCAGGTTTTTCGGCTCGTACATAAACGCCTAACCAATCACTTCAAGCGACGCGGGGTTGCGCCTGTCTGTTTGTCGTTGCTCAGGTGCCCCGCGCGCCTGAGTTCTATCGTTAGAAGTCAAGCCCCTCTACTTTTTCCTTTTACGAAACCAATTAAATAGCGTCTTGACTTCTTTCCAGAATACCCAGATAAAGAAGGCTACGATAGCAATATCGAGGATTACACCAGTTTGAAATAACTCAACCATTGCTACCAGTTGTTGGGGTTGTAGGTTGGTCTTTGATCATTATATCAAAGATAACAATGTGCGTAAATGGATAAACCTTCTTATCAACTTTTCGCGGTTCCTCCAGTTCAACAATCCACCCTCTGCCTAGTTCAGGCATTGGTTCTGTTGAACAGCCAGCAATCTTTGCCCAGCCATCAATGTTACCTACGCCCATGTTGAAATAAACTCTATCTCCAAGTTTATAGCGATACTTCGGTTCTTTATTTTGTTCACTCATATTTACGCCATTCTAATTTCATCTTCGGTAGATGCTTTTATTATTTTTAGCACTCTTTTTTCAAACTTATCAAGATCTATCTTATATCCATTGGATAAATTATCCAGCATATCTTCTATCCAATATCTAATAATATTTGCTTTCATATCATCACGCCAATGATTATATTTTATCGCCTTATTTTTCATATTTTATCGCCTTATTTTTCATATTTTATCGTTGTTGTGCTTTTGCTAAACCAGCAGCAAAGCCTACTCCCCGTTCATCGGTTTCGTATTTTCTGCTACTAAGTTGTGCGGACATCATCTGTGTCAATATCTCAACTGCCTCTTCAAATTCCTTCTCAAAACAGCACACTGAGATTACTAATTCAGCACACGCTGCAAAAGAAAATCCATTGGACGCTGCAACCCACTTGTCCAGTTCGGTATCTGACACCTTTAGCTTCTTGTTGAAATACATCTTCCTCACATCAGGAGAAGGCATACCCACTTCAATAACTCTGTCAAACCGCCTCGGTCTGGCTACTAGCCGTTTGTCTAGCTTTTCAGGGTAATTTGTAGTGGCAATATTGAGAACCCTGTCAATCTGGTTTTCGCCATCCAATAGTGTAAGGATTTCATCTTCGCCGTGTTCATCAACAATGGCGTCAATATCTTCAAACAAACATACCACAGGTCTGTGCGGTTCTACTTTTCTGAATTGGGAAAGGCCGTCATTGAATACGGCTGGATGGTTTGTGCATTGGAATACAAGGCCATCATCCTTTACAATGTCTGCTACAATCTGTTGGACGAGGCAGGTCTTGCCGGAACCCGCGGGGCCGTGTAGCAAATACCCCCTACGGTGTAGGAAGCCATGTTCGGAGAACTTTTCACCTTTGCCCCAAAAGGTTGTAATTTCATTAAGAACTTTATCAGATAACGAATCTGGAAATCTCAAAAGGTCGTCAACGCAAATCTGTTTCTTTTGATAAATGATGCCGTGATATTGACTTACAGCAACACTATAAACACCACTGGCAAGTTTTGGAAATGTAGAAGAAACTGGCTTGTAAGTATGAGGACCACATACTGCCCATTGGACAAGTGATATTGAGTTAAGTAAATCTTTCTCACCTTCATCTACCGTAGCTGGTGGCCCAGATGGTCTGCCATCGCCTTTCGATTTGCGATTGGATTTGGGTATTGCAGGAGAAGTTCCGAATGCTTCTAAATTCATGTTACTCATAACTTTATATTATCAATTACTCTCATTGTCCTTCTGTCCCAGAAAATACACATTTCGTATCAGAGATACTACCCATTTTAAGTCACGACTGAACTTAACATCCTCCGGCTCCATCGCATCAGATTCGAGGGCGATGGTTGACATCTTATACTACTTCGGGTAGTTGTCAAGCCCTATCTTTTACGTTCCGAACGCCAATATATAGGGACGGAAAAATAAAAGCGCAAAAATTAATAGTTGAAAAAGCTAAGAGAATAATGAAGGTCACCAGTCTCTTTCAGAGTGATGCTACACCAACTAGAAGCAACATCAATAGTTTTGAGTGTGTATTCTTTTCCCACCACTAAATTATCTTCTGCGTTTTTGATAATGTCAAGAAACCAAAAAACGTGGGTGCCTTTGTATATCAATTTGTCGCCGGAAACGGGCCATTCGGGGTCAGGCGGAGCCTTTTCAAACATAGCTGGTCTAGCAATTTCAGATTTATCAGTTTCTTCTTCCAGTTCAGACCATAGAACGCACGCGTGATCCTTTTCAGGATATGGATAACGGCCAACATTTAAAGGCCATTCATGATATTTATCGTCATCGCCATCAGAGTGAAAAGTTTCACAATGAACTTCACCACTTCTTAAAGCTAATATGGGTCTTGAACCACCTTCTGAACGAAAGTCGCCGGCGGTTTCGTGATTAGCACAAACTCTTTCCCACCGGCAACCTTCTTGCAGACATATAACCGTGAGACACAATTCAGGTGGCTCTGTTTTGATTTTCATGTGTTTACCTTTGTGGTGAATGGCCATGTGGTTGGCCGTGAGGCGGCGGGCCATGTGGCGCTGGAGCACCCCTGTAATAGAAATGTGGTCCATAATAGTAATGACCGCCCCAATGAGGCGGATTACCATATACAACTACACCTGACGGACCCCACCAATACGGGCCATAGTATTCACCATACCAGCCATAATAAACAACTGGTTCAGGTGGGCCAACATAAGTGGCACAGCCAGCAACAAGTGCTAAGCCGAACAATAGACTAATTAGCTTTAGATTCATACAGATAAATACTAACACAGATTTAGAGAATAGTCAAGTTGCTATATTTTTAATAGCTATATCAACTATAGATTTTATTATGTCCAAAAACTTTCCATCTCTTTCCTTTTTAAGATATTTTACATTGTGGGTGTCTATTACACAAAGGCCTATATTATTTTTAGAGCATAACTGAAACTTTCTATCATCATTATTTTTTGTTCTTTTAAGTTTGTCATCGCCATAAATTGGCTCATAATGAAAAATGCCGTTAAACTCAAATGCTAATTTCAGTGATGGTATGTAAATATCCAATTCAGCATTTATAGTATCGGTTCTATTGTAATGAATTTCCAAAGTAGGATATAATATTGTAAGTTGATCCTCAATCCATTTTTCTAATTTTGACCTTCTAGTTCCATATTCTTTATGTGTGTTATGATATGTTGCTGAACAAGAGGATGAGCAAAAGTGGTGGTTATTTCGCTTTATATCATTATTATGCTTTGTAAATTCTTTTTTACACTGTTCACATTTTATAACAGTAGCACCCGTTTTTGTTTTATATTCACCAAAACATACTTTTGAACAAAAATCACAAGAATGTCTGCTAGTTTTTTTTATACCCATTTGAATAGAACATTTTAACTTGTTAAAGGACTTACCACAATTTTTACACTCTAATGGTATTAAATCTCTGCTTTTCTTGTTGTCAAAATCTTTATATGGTATTAAAAGCTTCATAACTATAAATAGAATTCAAATTTTCCAAAACGTCTAAACGCTTCAAAAAAATGATGAGGCTTGCCATTTTTTCTTTTGTATGATACTATTTAATCATAGGCGGGATTAGTTTATCGGCAAAATAAGACATTGCCAATGTTTAGAGGCGGGTTCAATTCCCGCATCCCGCACCAGAAAGCGGTATAGGTGTTTATGGATACACACGAGTCTTCCAAACTTGAGTAGTCGGATCATTACCGACATATCGCTCCAATTTAATGAATGATGGATACTCCGCAACCATGTGAGTGTTTATCAGACTTTATGAAAACACAGATAGATGTGATCAAAAAGCACATTGATGAGCACAAATATTTGAGGAAAATGTCTGATAAAGAAGAAGCTTTATCATCATTCATAAACGATTATGGATGGTTGATACGCGAGCTGTATTGCACAAGAATTTGTGAGCATAGAGCTACGTGTGAAGTAGCAATGAAGTTGAGTGCCAGTGGTGATTTGCTACACGACCATGTAAAATGATTTTGCCTCCGTAGTTTAACGGTTAGAACGCTAGCCTTATAAGCTAGATAAGCACTAGATTAGTGCACGGTATTGGTTCAAATCCAGTCGGAGGTACCAGATTGCGGTGTGATAGAAACGGCATCTTGCCATGCTCATAACGTGGTGCCTTTGGCCTACTTGGTTCGACTCCAAGCTCCGCTAGAACGTCATAGTAAACGCCTCCACGCGGCGACGTTCGGATAACGCTAAGTTTACTAATTTGTGCCGGTGGCTAGGGCGCCGGGATAAAATAACAAAAACGGAGTTGCGGCTGTGTTTCCTTTCATTTTAAAGGATAGCGGTTTGTGACGATACGGATACCCAGCATTGCCACTGTGGCGGAATTGGAAGACGCAGCAGACTTTTTCACAGCGGATAATAAATTTATCCGTTGACCAAAATCTGCTTCCTTAACAGGAGTGTGGGTTCGACTCCCACCAGTGGCACATTTTATGAAGTGGTTAGCTGTTCTTTCTATTGTAATACTCTATGGCTTTGTGGCTAACGCCCAATCAACCAATGGGATAAACATTTACAATTCTAAAGTAACCATAAACAACTATTATGTTGTTCAAGGAACGAACGCCGTTCAGCAAACAAATTCAGTAGCAGAAAAAAAATTCGTGGTCATTCCTCAAGAAGCTATTGATCGCCTTCGATGGGAAGGCATGTTAGAACAAAGAAGACGAGCGGCTTTCGGGTCGTTTCTAAGACAACGATATTAATGGCACCGTAGCCCAATGGCAGGAGGCAATAGTTTCAAAAACTATCCAGTGTCGGTTCGAGTCCGACCGGTGCTACCATTCTTCTAAATTCTCACATTTGATAATTTCATTGACTTCTACGATTTTTCGTTGTATAGTAATCCCCATGAAGAAACAGTTAAAGGCGGACATTGCGGAAACTCAGGATACAAATCAAGCAAAGCCTGACAATAGAGTATCTTTATTTTGGGTTGACAAAGACCAGTCAGAACAAATGATTAAATTTGCTGACAGCCATTCACATTGTCAACGTGGAGCCATCGGCGGTGCCATCACCTATTGTTTCAGCCCAACGTCTTTAGGTGTTGTAATGGTAGTAAAATGCCATTGTGGAGCAGAACTTGACGTAACAAAATACTTCGATTGGTAATATGGACCTCTACAAGCGATACTCACTGGATAGCATCTTAACAAAGGGTGCTAAAAAGACATATACAGGCGTTCCACAGGATAGAGTTGGGCAAGTCATTTCCGACATTACCTATGAGAACAAAGGTATAGCGTATTCGATTACTATAACGCCTGCCAACGAAGTGTTCAACATAGTCATTGAGTATTTTTGATTTATGGGCGTAGGACCATTTCATTATAGTGCAAGCACTTACGACAAACCAGAAATGGTAGAACGTGTCGTTGAAAAGATTGTTGAGAAGAAAGTTGTTTTGCCTAATCCAAACCCTGAGAGGTTCAAAATTATTAGTTGGCATCAGAACGGCAAATTCCTAATCCTCTACATAAACTACCCAGACTGCACCAATTACGAAGGGAACAAAATTCTCTTATACAAAGGATGCTGCATAGAAGATTTAGTGGGTCAAGGAAGCGTTGATCCACACTTCTCAAATAACAAAGAAAAGATTTCACCAATAGCCAGATTTGTGCCCACCTTGGAAGGATGGGATATGGCAGTCAAACTGATAGAGGCATTACAGCATGGAAAAGTTAGCAACAATCGAAAGAATTCACAGCATTCAGACGCATCCAAACGAAGAAGTAAACGCTCTTCAAGTGGCTAAGATTAAGGAATGGCCTGTTGTTGTAAAGAAAGACTTATTCAAAGAAGGCGACCTTGTAGTTTTCATTAGGATTGACTCAATTTGTCCTAAAGAGAACCCATACTTTGCTTTCCTTGAGAGACAGAAATATCGTATTTGGAACGCCAAGTTCAAGGGCGCTCCATCACAAGGTCTTGTCTGTCCTCTTTCTATCTTAGGCTTTTCTGATAGGGTAGAAATAGCTGAGAACACCGATGTTACTGAAATTCTTGGCATCAAAAAGTATGAGAAACCACTTGACGCTACCGTTTGTGGTGACGCCAAAGGTGGATTCCCTACTCACCTGATTTCCATTACAGATGAAGATAATTTGCTGAACACACCAGAGACTCTCAAGGAGTTCTTAGGTGAAGAATGCTATATTACAATCAAAGCAGATGGTTCGTCAATGACCGTTATCTATGACGCCGATGAGGTTACAGGCCCAGAGGTTCGTGTATGTAGCCGAAGATGGGAACAAAAAGAAGGAACAGGCTTTTGGAAGATTGCTGACACGCATCATCTACCAGAGAAGTTAAAAGAGTTAAAAGCTGCAGTAGCCATTCAAGCAGAGGCATGTGGTGGCAAAATTCAAGGCAATCCTATGGGATTGAACAAACCATCTTTCTTTGTATTTAACGTCAAAGATATAAGCACAGGCAAATGGTATGGTTATTGGGAAATTAGTAATTTCTGTAAAGCATTGGATATTCCAATGGTCAGATTGGCTAGAGAACCATTCATTTTTGACGAAACTTGGACAATTGAAACACTCCAAGCAATAGCAAATCTAGCAGAATATACAACGGACAATGGACAAATTAAGAAGGCTGAAGGCGTTGTTCTTCGTCCTATGAAACCAAAATTTTCACCAACGCTTGGTAAATCACTTTCAGTAAAAATACTTAATGTTGATTATAAATAACAATCCATCCAAATAAACTTTTCATTTTACCCAACATTAAAGCACTTACCGAACATTGTTTTAATCTAAACGTTGATTGAAAGTCAAAACGAGTTCCGTTATATGTTTCGTCCGTGTTTGTGTTAAAAAAATTATAAATGGTGTGGTCGTAGTTAATATGATTTTTCCCAGAAGCCTTTTCACTCATTTTTTGTTTCGTTTCTTTACTATATTTTTTACCTAATCTTCGTAATCTCATTTTTTCTATATCCTCAGGCGAAAAATTATGACTTTTACTCATTTTTTGCTTTGTTTCTTGTGTATGTTTTCTTCCAAACATAGGAGCAGTGGCATCATAACTAATATTGTAATTAAAGTCAGGATTATTTTTACACAAATTAAGATGATATTGTTCTACCACTAAAAGATTTTCAGGAGAAACCTGTTCTTCTATTAAAAAACAAAAATTATTTTTTCCATATTTATTCCACGCATGTTGAAGTTTTGGATTTGTATGAATGTTTTTATTTAATTTGTATTTATGATCAGTCCATCGTTTTCCACAAATATCATAAGAACTACCAACATAATATTTACCATTTACTTTATTTATTATTTTGTATATTCCGCTTATTTTCATAATATCGTTTTAACGCTTTTTGTTTTTCTTCTTCACAATTTTGCCAGTAATATTTCATACGAAGTTTATTTCTAGCCAACTGCCTCTCTTTTTTTGTATTGTATTTTCGTTTTCTACCCATATACATAAATAGTATCGTATTCAAAAAAACGACAAAAAATCTACAAAAGTTTTAATTGACAGCATAATAAATCTGTGATAGCCTAGCCTTGATGAAAAAAGTATTCCTTGGCGGTACATGTAACGGTTCAACTTGGCGGGATACACTTATCCCAAACTTAACCAAGATTGAGTATTTCAACCCTGTCGTTCCTAATTGGACGCAAGAGTGTCAAGCAGAAGAAGTGAAACAACGAGAGACGTGTGATTATTGTCTCTATGTCATCACTCCTAAGATGACGGGCATATACAGTATAGCCGAAGTTGTGGATGATAGCAATAAACGTCCTGACAAAACTCTTTTTCTTTTCTTGGATAAAGATGAAGATGTTACCTTCACCCCACACCAGTTAAAATCCTTGCGCCAAACAGCCAAAATGGTTGAACAAAATGGTGCTCGTGTATTTGAAAACATGGCACAACTTGTCAACTTCCTCAATCAATGAACATTATTGTAATATTTCATTCAAGAGAAAAGTTCTACGGTAAGCCTATTTATTGGTATCAGTTTGAAACCGCGCGCTCGCCTGTAGCGAGTGATAGTCGGATACCAGAGAAGTTTTTAAGAGTGCCGTTAACTGTATATTGGGAATATGGTGGCACGCACGAAGAGGCACTAAAGGATTTGACAAATAGTGGATTTACCCGTATAATTGAAGGAATGGAATTATGAAATAATATATTTTTATTGGATTACCAGCCACCGGAATTAAAATTTGATAGTACTTATATGATATGAAAGAATTATATAATAGGATTTGTCCGGGCTGTAAAACAGAATTATTTTATACAATAAAGGGCAATAGAGACAGAGCGGAAAAGAATAATATAGTATGTCGTGATTGTGAAAAAGAAATACGGAGTATAAAATATACAGGCGTAGGAAATCCTTTTTATGGGAAACAGCATACAAAAGAAGTAAAAAATAAATTAAAATGCTCTACCAAAAAATTTTTTTCCATAAAGAAAAATATAGAAAAATGGAAAAATCAGGCAACTATACTTAAAGGCAGTGATAATTTAATGTATGGTAAAACTGACTATTATTGGTGGGAAAAGAAATACGGAAAAGAGGAAGCAGATAAAAGAGAAATAAAAAGAAAAAAGAAAATATCCATAGCCAGTAGTGGTAAAAATAATCCTATGTATGGTAAGCCTTCACCGCAAGGTTCGGGAAACGGATGGTCGGGATGGTATAATGGATGGTATTTTAGAAGCCTACATGAATTATCATACATGATAAAAGTTATAGAGAGATTTAAGTTAAAATGGGAAACCGGAGAGCAGAAAAAATACTTGATACCATATACTGATTGGGAAGGTAAGAAACGAAATTATTTTTGTGATTTCATCATTGACGGAAAATATTTGGTAGAGTGTAAGCCAAAAAAATTACATGGGTCAGTAGCAGTACAATCAAAAGTTAAAGGTGCGTTAAATTTTTGTGGTAGTAAACTAAAATATAAACTAATTTCACCAAAAATATTAACCAGTGATGAAATAATGAAATTATATAAGGATGGAAAAATAAAATTTCTTAAAAGGTATGAAGATAGATTTAGACAAAGATACATCAAATAAAAAAGCACTGATAATATTATGTGGACCGCCTGCGTCAGGAAAAAGCACATGGGGAAAGAAATTTGCCCAAGACAATGACATTGAACGTGTATCCACCGATGAAATCAGAGCACAAATCGGTTCTGGCGAAGGTGACCAGTCGGTATCAGCCGCTGCGTTTAGCATTGCCAGACAGAGAGTTTCTGCCACACTAGGCGCAGGCAAAAGTGCCATGATTGACGCCACCAGTGTCACTAGAAAAGCTAGGAGAGACTGGATTAACTTGGGTAGAGGCCACGGTGCTTATATCATCGCATTTGCTTTTGAAGTTCCGAAAGAAGAATTACTTAGACGAGACGCTCAACGAGAGCGCCATGTTGGACCAGAAATTATTGACCGATTTCTCTGTAAATATGAAAGGCCATCAGAGGGCGAAGTTGACAAAGTTATCGTCAACCCTAAGTAATTAGTTTAAGGAACTAAAAGAGGTTAATCACAAATACTGTCAACGCATGGCCTTTGTCCATAAATCGCCGGCTGGCATTGTTTTAAGAAATACATAATGGCTAGAAGTTACGCAAAGCGTTTAAAAATACCGCTGGAGGGTAGGTATAAGTTAAACTTATATTCAAACGTAGGAGCATTTTTGTCTCATGGGTATAACCGGGTTGTCCTTGGAAAACGCGGTCCTTATGTTGAGTTTACAGAGGCTCAAATAATTATTTCAGCCTTCCACATACCAGAAGAAGAGCAATACCGACTGACCAACGGTGTATCGTTTTACGTTGAATACAGGTCCAACGACGCTGCCAACGTAAAACTTTACTTTCAAAAAAGGGGGGTATCATATGCAGACTACAAAATTGGGTTGTATTATATTTCACCCTTCGACCTATTTATGGAATACGGTATTCCAACGATAGTATAACATAAAAACAAAGTTAGATTATAAAAAAGAAAGTTACAAAATATGGCAAATGAAATTGTTGATGTAAAGGCAGAAGTCACACCCGTTGATACAAACGAAGAACTTCTAAAACAAGTTGATGAACTAAACTCTAAGCTTGCAGACAAAGATGATGGGGAGTGGGTAAACGTCCCAGACTATGGTATCTGTTGGCGCCCCAACACTGACAGTATGGGCAAGCCGCTGGGGGTACCAGCCCCCCAAACACCCCCTCCTATCCTAGAGGGCATCGTTCAATGGGGAAAACAAATGGACTTTGAAAGCCTCCCAAAAAACGTTGTGATAATGATTAAACTAAACGCCGATGACCCTATGCGTATTAGAATGATGCAACAAATTATTGCACGTCAAGTTCTTGAACCACGTATTGAGAAACTAAAAGAAAAGCATGCGTGTATTCTTTTTATGCAACCAGAAGATGATATTTCGGTTATGACCGAAGAAGAAATGAACAAAGCTGGTTGGGAGAAGAAAGAGAAAAGCAGAATCATTACCCTATAAAATCATATGAGCAAACAAATTACCATCCTCGGCGATAGAGTATTAGTTGAACCATTCAATGATACTCAAACTCTCGTTCACACAATAGACAACACCAAATGGCGTTACAAGGTAACATCAGTTGGTCTTGGTAGAACAACCGAAAGTGGTTACAAAGTAGTACCGCCTGTTAATGTAGGCGATATCATTATTGTTGACCCTAGCAGAGTAGTAACGGTTGAGATATCAGGCAAATGGCAAAAACTTGTAAATTCACCCGATATCATTGCTAGAGAATAACAGGGCTTGACTTTTTATAAGACTCCCGTAAGATCGTTAAATGAAATACCTGATAATTCCAGATGTTCATAATCGTTGGGAGAAAGCCGAAGAACTGATAAAGAAGGTTCCAGCCGACAAGATTATATTTCTTGGCGACTTCTTTGATGATTTTAATGATACACCACAAGACATTGCGGAGACTGCCGGTTGGTTTCACGATTCTGTGAACAAGCCGGACAGAATTCATATCTGCGGCAACCACGACCTTCATTATTGGTTCAAGGACAATAAATTCTTGCAATGCTCAGGCTATGAACAGTATAAATCCATAACTATCAATGACTTCGTTACTAAGGAGGATTGGGAAAAGCTGGTTTTCCACTACGTTCTTGATGGACAGTTTCTACTAAGTCATGGTGGTGTTGCTCCCTTCTGGCTAAATCCTCACAACTTCAATCCTATGGAGATTAGTGAGTATAACCTGAACTTCGTGGATAACAGGCTAAAAAGGGAATCCATTGAAGCGAAGAAACAATTCTATCGTAATCAGGTTCACTGGTTTGGAATGCCGGGGCACTCACGGTCCTACAACGCTCCATTCTATGGTGGCATAACTTGGTTGGATTGGAACAAAGAGTTTCATCCTATTCGTGGTATCCATCAGATAGTTGGACATACGCCTAACTATAACCTTAGTTGGACCATTGTAAAAGATGGTGAAACCAGCCCTTTGTGGCAACTACCGTTGGACGTAATCGGAAGTCCTATACTGACAGACAAAAGTTCATTCAACGTTTGTCTGGACTCTCAGCCGGGCTCTAGGTATTACGCCGTTTATGAAGATAAGCGGTTAATCATCAAATTAGTATAATGAGCCCGTGGTGATTAGCACCACGGGTTTCTATTTATGGCTATGAAAAACTGGAAATACCGCAATGAAGCTGAATCAGAGTCGGGTGAAGAGCCAAAAGTTTTCACCATTGAGAAACCAAATTCAGAAGTAGCCCCACAAGGCAACAAAATCTACTTCTATTCAGATGTTTCAAAAGACAGCATTCTTACGTTAAACAGACAAATAGATGAATTGACAAAGCAAATGAAGATTGTTCAATTCACATACAATTTACCAGAACCACCAGCTATTGAAATTCATCTTTGTAGTGATGGCGGTGATGTATTTGCTGCTATGGCTTCTGTTGATAAAATTATGGATAATCCTGTTCCGGTCGATACCTACTGCGAAGGATTAGTAGCCTCTGCTGCAACCTTACTGTCGTCCGTAGGGCGTAAACGATATATCACAAAAAGTTCTTGTATGTTATTACATCAAATATCGGGAGAATTTTGGGGGAGTTATGCTGAACTAAAAGATGAACATGCTAATTTTGGACTAACAATGGAACTTTTAAAAAATATATATTTAAAACGGACAAAATTTAAACCAAAAGAATTAGATGAATTATTAAAGCACGATTTATACATGGACGCATCCAAGTGTTTAAAATCGGGGTTGGTTGATTTTATTATTTAGTATTATCCATTTTTTATAAGAAGGTAATATTCCTCTAATCAATTTTCTTACTACTCTGGCATCAAATTGGTTATTTTTGTAAAATTCATTACGGGTACCAACAAAAATATAACCTGTTTCAATATTTTTAAAAATGTATATAGTATAATCATAATTTTGATTTTTTGCTCCAGTTCTTGAATATCTAAGAATTTCTTTTGTTTTATCATTATGATGTTTTCCATAAAAATGATTTTTGGAACCCATCATACTTAATCCTATTCTTTCTTTTCTTTCTTTAGGAATTTTTATTCCGTATAAAGGGTTTTCAATACCTTTTTTATGTATTTTTCCCTTTTGACTATTACTTATCTTTTTTCTTATTTCTGGCGTCATAACTACTCTACCAGCAATAAAAGATGTGTTATAGCATTTTTCAGGTTCCATTTTACAAATATTTAAATATTTTTGTTCTACCAGCAACAAATCTTTTTCATTTACCCTTTCCATCAAAATAAAATCAAAATTATTTTCTCCATATTTATTCCATGACCTTAACAAATGGTCATTATGATGTACATTTCTTACAAAATCACTTTTATGTCTTATCCATCTTTTGTAGATATTTTTAGCGCTTCCAATATAGTATTTTTCATTAACCCCATTTACTATTTTGTATATTCCGCTTATTTTTGTGGTATCGTTCTCTAGCCTTTTTTCGTTCTTTATCGGCGTGTTTCCAATAAGACCGCATTCGGTATTGTCTATTTCGTTCATTTAGAAATTCCTCAGTTCTATTTAATTGTTTTCTTCCCATAACAATAAATATAACGTCAAAATAGATTATTACAAAAAACCTTACAAAAAATCACTTTTCAAAAGTATATTCTATTTATTAGTATGATCAAATTGAAATCACTGTTAGAAGAAATAGGAAAGATAGAAGTACCGGAAGAACCCGGCACTGTTTCTATTCCATCTAACCATCTTCGTTTGTATCATTACACAAACATAGACCCTGAAATTATAAAGAAAGAAGGATTGTTACTATCCAAAGCAAAAGGACATACTTATGGAGAACCTGATGCTGTGTGGGCATCATTAGAACAACCATCACGCTACAAACTATATGTAGAATTTTCGATGGCCATAGATGACCGACGATTTGCTGGTATTGGATTAAGGCCCGATGCAAGTAGAGGGGTTGAATGGTATAAAGGAAGAGGTAGTAACTTCGCCATATTCGGAGATGTTAAGCCATCAGAAATCATAGCTGTTCATGAACCTTGGCATCATACCTATAGATATATGGTAGAAGACAAAGATTTAGTAAGTGAGGTTCTATCTGGAAAATTTGATGACCTATTAAAAGGGAATCATCCAAATGAAGCAAAAGCAATTCTCGCCATAAAACATAACTTCGGCACCAAGTAGGTTTTTTATATTTTCGGAGTTGACATTTACACCACCCGTGGTATAATGTTCCCCGTTAGTCAAACTATAACAAAAGCATAAAACATATGAGATAGAACAATAGGAATAATATGAGCATCATTAACAGATTACAAGTATTAAAGTTGAACAGCGCTTGGCAGGCTGTGGGGCAATCCACCGTAGGCAAGGCGTTGGTGGACTTAGCCGCAGGCAAATCCGCCTTGGCACTTGATATCGAATACGAAAAGGACGAGAACGGCAATTACATCCTAGACGAAAACGGATGGCCAAGTGGAAAGTCGTGGCCAAGACCTGTCGAATGGGCAGAATGGATTACGTTACCATGTCGTCCATTCGATGATGTGATTCATTACGGCAATGGACTCAAGACAATGAGAGCACCTACCGTGATTATTGCTAAGAACTTTGCGAAGATGCCTAAGAAGAGTTTCAAGGGCAAGCCTTCCAAGGATGCTATCTGGATTCGTGACGGTGGTATTGACCAATACACGGGTAAGAGATTACGCCGTGACGAAGCCACCATTGACCACATTCTCCCTCAGTCAAGGGGTGGTCAACACACTTGGGAAAACTTGGCTTTGACGGCCAAGGAATTGAACTCAAGGAAGGGTAACAGGCTAAACAGTGAAATTGGTTACAAGTTGATTAGGGAACCAAGGGCTCCAAGACCAATTCCTTTATCTCACCTAATCCGTGAGATTAAGCACGTTGACTGGACGCTTTACCTTCCTCACCTAGCCGAAAACTAGGACTGCTATCACATAGCAGATAATTAAACAAGAAAGCCTCGTGTGAACGGGGCTTTCCTTTTGCGCTTCAATAGTTATGGAACAAATGAGAAAATCAAAAAAGAGAATAGTAGATGTAAGGGAGGACGAAGTGACCGTAATTCAAATAGAAGTAGATAGACACTTCATTGACTTCTACAAAAAAGAGACAGGCCGAAGCCGCGTAAGCAGCAAGGGCCTGTCCCAATTCATTCAGAATCTCGTTGAGATTCACAAACGTTAAGCCTTCTTCGTTGGCTGCTTGGCACCCTTCTTAGGGTTGACTGTTACATTTACGCTTGCGTTGGCACTACCATCATTGTCTGGAGTGAAAGCAAACTTCACGCTACCGGCAGAACCGGCAGGAGCAGCGGCACAGGCACTACGATAACTCGTAACACCCCTTGAAAGAGTATCAAACGCATAAGCTGTGCCATCTGAGTCAGCTTCATAATCAAGAGTTGTGCCCTTCGTATAACCGATACTATGACCTACTGCCCAAGAGTCTTGGTTAGCGCCGATGTAAGCAAAATCCCAATTGAACTGTTCACGTTGGGTCTTGATTCTATCAGCAACATTCTGTTGATTGAACTTGTGACTAGAGTTTTCTTCGCCGTCTGTGATGGTTACAACCAAAACCTTTTCAGGTCGGTCTTCTTCCTTCATGGCAGATAGGCGAGCACCAATGTTGTCAATGGTTGTGCCCATAGCGTCATAAAGAGCAGTCATGTTCCTTGGAACATAGTTGTTTCGGTCAAGTTGTGGGACGGTATTCAGGTCAATGTCTTCAAACATTGGTTCATAAACATCGTCAAATTTGTAAGCAAAAACACGGACTTCACCGAGTTTTGCAGCCTGTTGTATCTTGATGAATGAGTTAAATCCACCAATCATGTCTTCTCTGATAGAGGCCATTGAACCAGAACGGTCAATGACGAATATAATATATGTAAGTCCACTTTTCATAAGCACGGATTATACCACCTTGTCGTAAAATGTCAAATCAGAAGTTATCATTTTATCAACCAGTCCTTCAAAGCTAGTTTTTGGTGCCCACCCCAATTCATTACGAATTTTGCTTGAGTCAGCACGAAGAACATCAACTTCTGCTGGGCGATAAAACTTGGGGTTTACTTTTACCAAAACACAATCACTGGATGAAAGTGCCATTGGACCTGATTCATACCAGAAGTGTTCATCAACACCTGTGCCACTCCATGAACCTTTTATTCCTACCAAACTAAATGCAATTTCAATAAATTCACGTATGGTATGTTTCTCTCCACTACCCACGACGTAATCTTTAATACGAGCGGCTTCCCATTCAGTCATTTGTTTTTTATTCATTTCTTCGTTGTAGAGTTCATACCACTCTTCGAAATGTTCTTTATTCAATTCTTTATTGTATTTCTCTTGGTTTAACATTCTCCACACCGAATCTACTATATCTTCCGCATCTGACCAGTCGCGTTGGGCGCAAATATTCCCCAATTCAATTGGAATTATTGGATTATTATTATCATGATAATGAACAATACCGTTGAATATTCTAGCAACGCCTTTAGTAATTTTTCTTGTTACAAATTCTTCACCACGCCTTGGCCCTTCGTGATTAAAAATCCATCCCTGTACAGCATAGAGGCCATATGACTCTCTATAAACTTTGATTAATTGTCGTGCAGCAGCTTTGGATGCACCGTATGGACTTCGTGGTTTTTCCGGGTGTTTTTCATCCTGTGGTTCATAAGCAATGTTGCCAAACTCTTCGGATGAGCCTGCGTTGTAGAACCTACATGATGGCTTGATCCTCTTAATAGCCTCCAAACAATCAAGAACGGCAGTAGAATTACACTCCCACGTTTGACGAGCGAAGTCCCAAGACGACGCGACGAAACTCTGAGCCGCGAAATTAATGAAGTAATCGGGTTTGGCATATTCAATGATTTTGTATATAGAATGGGAATCGGTTAAATCAAAATTCACCAGTTGAAATCTTGGTTCGTTTTCAAGATGGCTGATGTTAATATGATTCTCTACGCTAAGCCGTCTGGCACCGCCTACAACCGATATGTAAGGATTTTCACGCAAAAGATAATCACACATTATTGAACCATCCTGACCCGAAACTCCGGATATAAATACTACAATACCATCCAGTCTTTTAATATCAGATATATTATTTATTTTCATAACTTTTTACTTCATACAACCTATCCCATTGTTCATCATATCTCAAAAATAACGATGGGCCAATATTTTTTATTATAATGAGTTAATCATTACGTTCACCAAACAAAGAATCTAACCAAGCATTTACCGAACGTTTGTTGTATTCCACAAGGTTCCAATAATTTGTTTTTTGCAATCCGATGGTTTTTCCATGCCATGCAAAGTGCAACTTA